TGGGGTCTCATCTGCGAACTCAGGTTTCATTGCTTCCATGATCTTATCATGGATCTTCTTGCCATACTTGTACAAGAATACCTTACCTTCGTTCTCAGGATTTGATGGATCACTTACAATATAGATGTTACTATAGTATGATAACCTACGCTTACGGTTACGAGCAATCTGCTTATTAGCATCGGAACCAGAGTTCCAAAGGGCAGAGTTTGCTTCACATACAGGACACTTCTGTTCTTTTGTGGTCAGGCATTGGTCTATCAACCAACCACCTGGTCCTTGGAATGCGTGTGTGTATACTCTCGTCCAAGGAAGTTCTACTCCTTCTGCTTCTGGAAGGAATCGAATGATTGCATAACCATTACCAGACTTATCTACTACTGGTTTCCAAATACGATCATCTGTATTGTTGCCCTTATCATTTAGTTTTTCAACTTGCTTGATAAGTTTATCAGTCAGAGAACCTGCTCTGGATTTCTTTTTAAGGTTTGCGAATGACATGCGGATTAATTAGGATTAATTGGATATGTGTGTATTATAGTGTAAAAAAGGTTACTTGTCAATAGATCTTTCCAGTTCTTCGATTGTATTATCAAGCTTCTCGAAAAAAGCATCCATACTATCGATGTCACTGTCTACACCAAACATCTTAGTAGCATCCATCAGTCTTTGCTTCATCTCTAATGCTTCCTCATCATCAGATAAGGAAATACGAAAGAAGAAAATCTTCTGTTTCTCTAAGAATGTTTTCAGTGTACACAAGTGCTCTCGCTTTTGCTCTGAATCCATCATTGGAAGATACGGCATCTCCATGACAAGTTGTTGTTGTAGACCTGCTAACTCATTAATAGTTTGTTGAACCATTTCTGATTTAAAAAAGTCGCTCATTAATGATACCTCTCTTTAACACGTTGAACCAAGTAATTTTTATACTCAGTTACATCAATATTTATGAACGGACTGTACTTTTTAATCTTTAGACTGACGGTTTCCCACACAGGATCTAACAAGTCTCTATCATAGTTCTTGACGTATGAAAATATTTTATCATAGATTACTAATTCTTCAATGGAGAGTTTACCACCCAAGTGTTCTTTCAATATAGGAGGATGTCCTTTCTTACAATCAAAGAACTCATCATAATCATAACTGTCCATCATATCTTCAGAGTTACTCTTAAAGACATCAAATAAATTGGTTTGTTTCTCTGTCCACTCTTCATATATCTTATTACCACCATCAATTATAGGACCAATCCACACCTGACTAGGATCAGAGGCTTGACTAAAGTTCGCAAGAAAGAACTGCTTAATCTCTTCATCATTCTTCTTACGTGATATCCTCTCAAAAAAATAACGATCCTTACGTTTATTAAATGCTTTCTCTGATGCTCTTGATCTACCACCATACTTGAAGTAATCATACTTCTCTTTGGTAAAGTGGTTCTTAAATGCTAAGTATGATTGATAGACCTCAAGAGGTTTCATAGAGGTAGTTTAGCACGAGAAGTTTTCTTCATGAAGTTAAGATGAATAGCATCACACTTTAACTTTTCTTTGAGTGGTTTCGATACAAGTTTAGATATCGATTCCATTTCTATTTTATTCTCTTCACAAAAGGTTAGAATAGCATCAATGTAGTTAAAATTATAAGTCTTAACTAACTTCTCAATCTCCTCTGCAAATCTTGCTTGACATAAGAACTTCTCCTTCATCAAGTTATCTACTTTATTTTTAGGATCCATGTTCTCCTGTTTTGTAATCAACGAATTTTTTAATGTACCTGGTAAGAAGTTTAATATACTCCCCCTTGTCTCGTTTCTCATAGACAACGCATTCTCCATTTTCAGCCACCATAATAGTAATCAATTTTTTAACTGGAATACCAGTCATTTCATAATACATACAAGCGTATGCTGTCTCTTGAACGTAATAGTTCTCGATCCATTTTTCGGGTTTAATTTTTTTAGATGTCTTAAAGTCTATGACCGCAAGTTCTCCATCATACTCTGCTATGCAGTCAACTCTACCAGCAAGACCAAGATAATCGCTATATAGTGACTTCTCTAGAGCGTGTATGTTATTTATGCGGTCCAGGTTCTTTTTAGACGAAAGAAATAAAAACTTAGTAGAAGGAAGCATAGTGCATCCATCAATTGTTCCATTCTTAATGTAGTATTCTACCACATCATGGTACTTTGTACCTCTAAATGTAGACTCCCTAGTTATTTTATTTGCTTCTTCCTCACCAACCTTCTTTCTCCAATTAATGAAGATTTCACGATTGTAGAAACTAGTCACCGAAGTGATTGACGGATACATTTTACCAGAAGGAACCTTATAAAATCTAGTTCCGTCTATGGTTTGTGCTTCAAGGTCAACTTCTTCTTTTAAATAATCAAGATGGGTGAACATTACATGTTGAGAGCAAGTTTAGCAAAGAGATACTTACGTACAAGGCCTGAACGAACGATGTCATCAAGACCAAATTCAATGGATTCAAAATCTTCATCCATTGCACGAATGATCTTCATGAAATCTAAGATTCCATTCTTCTCGTAAGTTTTAGTAAGATCAGTCTGTGATGCATCACCACAGAATATAATCCTACTGTTTTCTCCTACACGGGTTATTATACTATCAAGTTCGTGAAAATTCAAGTTCTGCATCTCATCCACAAGGATGATAGCATTATCTAATGTAGTACCACGTATGAATGAAGTACTCCAGAACTTAATAGTCTCCTGTGCTTTCAATGCACCGTACAACATTTCAAATTCACTATCACTAGTCATCTCAAACATATACTTAACCATATGCTTATATGGTATCTGATATAAGAATGACTTGTCCTCATGATCTCCAGGAAGGAAACCAATCTCTCTTGTAGAAACTAAAGAACGAACAACATATACATTTTCACATGGAGTCATCTGATCTAAGACTTCCTTAAGTGCAAGATATAATGCAACAAAAGTCTTACCAGTACCAGCAGCACCGTATGCAAATATATTCTTGCCCTTTTTATACGCATCAAAAACCTTTTTCTGACTATCAGTCAATGGTTTAATATCAACCATCATGTCAGTATTAATTGGTTTCTTTCTTTTGAGTTGCTTATTGCTCATACTACCAATTCCACTCTGCGAATTGCCGTTCCCGTTTCTTTTTTTAGCTGGCATTAGAAACTATAATCACGATGTTTACGAACATTAGCACCAGGTTGTTTCGATGCTCTATCTAGAACTTCGTTCCAACCAGATGATGCTGCTTCTCCTGTCCATTTAAACATCTCGTGGGTGCTGCAAGCACCCTTAGACCAATCTTTATCCCAATCGGGATTCTCTTTTCTCCATGTATCATAAGCTTTCATAGTCATAGAGAGTTCTTTCTCCTCTCCAGTCTTCATATTTTTAACAGGATATGTTGGCATAATTGTGAATATGTGTAAAGGTATTTAGTCCCACTCAAGGGCTTCAGAGACTGAAGGAAACTGTTCTACAAAAATCTTTCTACAAGATTCTGCAATATCCATGTGCTCTTTCTGTGTTCCATGTGCAGACCTTAGATTAATATAATGAATCCAAGAACGACATGAACCAGTCATGTAAATCCGTGTAGGAGTTGCAAGTGGTAGTACCATTCTAGCACACTCTTTGGCAACACCCAATTTAAGCATCTGTTCATACAATGATTTAGAAGAACTAAACAAAGTAATCATTTGCTTATTAAGTTTCTCTACTACTTCAGGTTCCAAATCATCAGTAGAATTCTGACGATTCTTTGTATCCTGTCTACGTAGTTCTGGCAACTGTATATCACCTAGAGTAGTACTAGCAGCATACCTTTGAGAGAACTCTTGAAATGTAAAACTCCTATGACGTAGTATCTGTGCAGCAATAGCACGAGTAGTCTCAATCTCAAGTGTCATAGAAGACTGCTCAAATACACTCCAATGATTGTGCTTAATGCAGTACTTCAGAAGGCCTGCATACTTCTCATTGTCTTGATTAGCAGGGTTAGATACACGGGCAATATAACCCATCGTCTTCTCCGCATCAGGAGTGACGCTAATAAGTGTTGCAGTCATAGTTTAATCAGGGTAACCGTCGTCGTCATCATGAACCTCATCATAATCTGCTATTGCTGGTGCATATGCTTTTGAATTTGTATATGCATCTACATCTGAATAGACTTCTGATTTCAAGGAATCAACCAATAATTCCATATTACGAACTATAAGTTTTAATTTGTCCTTATCCATAAGAATTTTGATTTTATTTATTATAACATAAAAAAAGAGAGGGTGTCAATAACCCTCCCTATTTCTTAGACCTATCTTCTTAAACAGTAGATAGAACACGTTTGTGTCCTTCAGCATCTACAAGAAACGATACACCACGGTATGTCTCTACATGT